AAGTAAAGCAATGGACTTAGGTAGTGCAGTTGATTGTCAATTGTTCACACCCGAAAGCTTTGATAGCTTGTTTTTCGTTTGCCCTGAAATTACAGCCATGACAGCAAAAGGCGAAGTCGCAAAGAATCCGCTAGCTACAACGGAAGGTAAAGCAGAATTAGAACGCCAAAAAGAAATTTGCGGTAATCGTACCTTCCTTACACAAGAGGACTTTTTAAAAGTTGAGCGTGAGGTGGCTTTGATAGCTAATAACCCTGTGGTTAAGTCTCTAGGCTTACTTGATAGCGCAAACTTTCAGTTTCAGTTTTCCGTGGAATTTGAGCGTACATTTATAGTCGATAACATTCCGCACAAGGCAAAGCATCGAGGTATCACAGACGCATGGGGCAAAACAGCAGACCGAAAGGACGCAAAAGGCAATATTATAAAAGGCGAAACTTGCATTTGGGATTTGAAAAGAATGTCTGCAACAAACGGCATTAAGTCTATACGCTATCAAATCAAAGACATGATGTACACTTTACAAGCTGCTATCTATTCTTATGCATTAAAGCCTCAAAAGTATTATCTAGTTATCCTTAGTGGCATAAACGTATATGTAGTCGAGCTTAATATTGAGGCTATACAAAGCGGTGAAGTATTATGGAAGTATTACGCTACCCGTGCAATCAAACACCGCAAAGAAGGCTTTATGAATCCACAAGTATGGGATATTGGCGTTGAGTTTTGGTCTGATAATTCGGACGGCACATTCAATCTTTAAGCTTATGAAATCGCACGAACAAGCCCTAATAAGGCAAATCGAGCTACTCAAAAAAGAGGTCGAAGTAGGCGAAAGGTGGGTGGCCGAATTAAAGCAAATCACCAAAACAACAGAAGACGAGGCGTTTTTAATCAAAGCGGAAGAACGCCTCGTATTTATTAATCAACAGTATCGAGGCGCATTGAGACGGCTTGATACGTACAAATCGAAACAGCAACATGAGTAAAATTAAATTAGAAGTAGGTATGCGTATGACGCACCCTATATACGGCAATGGCACTATTAGTACAATAGACAATAGCGAATATTTGCCTATTGGCGTAACCTATGATAATGGTACAGAATTTGGCTACTTTGCAGAAGGGGAGATTTTTAGAAATAAACTCTTAAACATTCCCTTTACCGAGGGCATGGAGGTTGAGTGCGATATTTACGGACTTGGCGTAGTTGCTAAGATTCACGAAAACATTATGTGCCAAAAAGTACAAGTATCTTTTAGTGGCAAACTAGACCAATACTACACGGAAGACGGACGCATCAATACAAGCGCAAATCAAACTTTATTCCCTAAATACAATCTAAAAACAACATGAGTCAATTTCGTTTATATTGGTTACTTGTTCGTCTGAATTGAAAAAGGCTTGTATAGCGGTTTTCTTTTCGGAATATGTCATGCCCTGCCATTGCTCATTCGTAAGATTGAAATTATCTATTGAAAAGAATTTTGAGCCAGTTAGGGACTTAGTTCTAGTAAATACCTCTAATTTAATAAAGGGTTCAGGCGTTTCAAATGTTTCATAACGCTGCTTTATTTCGTGATGCGTTAGTCCTGTAATTTCCGATACATTGTCAATGGTTGAATCGCTACCAACTGACGGGAAGTTTTTTACAATTATCATAGCGTTTGGTTTTTTAGTCTGTGATTTAATACATCGGCTCTTTGTTGCGCCGATTCCCTTTTTTCATAACTATCTTGAATTTCTCTTCGGGTTATATGCCCGCATCTATCATATTCAAAGCGGACAACTAGCCAATCAGTAGAGCAACAACACGTTTCAGGGTGGCATTGTCTGTGTGCGTGGGAATTTACGGCGGAAAATTCGACTTTCATTAACTTGAAGTTTGCACCAGCTCAAACTTAATGCCGAGCTTGTTTGTGTAGGTTAATAATGAGTTCACGCTGCAAAACCGCCCTTTCAAAACGTTTGCAATTTGGGAGCGACTAACTCCGATTTTTAGAGCTAACTTTGCTTGTGTTAGTTTGTGCTCTGATTTGTGCGCTAAAATAGCGTCTATAAGCTGTTGTTTTCGGTCTGTCATTATAGATTGTATTTTTGTTTGAATGAATGTAGTTTGGATTCGGCTGCTTTGATTTTGTTTTGCAGCTCTGATACTTTGAAATTATGGAATACTTCTATCTGATTTGCCGCCCCTTCTTTTGTGAGATGCACACTAGACTTGTTCCATGATTCGTATTTATCTGTAACCTTATTGTGGGTGTAGTAATGCGTTTCGGACTCCTTTAAAACATTCAACTCTCTAATTAGGTAGTTTGAGATGTTTGCGACATATATAAGTTCGGGCATGGCTTGAAAAGTGCCCCATTTAAGGGGCTTTGAGTGTTAGATTAAAAAGATAGGCAAAGGATTTGAACCAATAACTCTATACTAATGAAAGTTATACTAAATATAACAAGGCACGTTCTAGGCTTTACCAATTAAGCTAGCCTATCTTTTATTATAGGGTTGGGTACTTGTCAGATATTTTTAAAAGGCTTTGAACTACCTCTTTACTTTTCATTCCATTTTTTAGAACGACTTCGGAGTGAATTAGCTCGTCAAATACCTTATCGTGAAAAGCTTTGTACTCATCAATTCTATCAAGCTGCTTTTTAAATGCAGTCTCGCAATATTTGATTAAGTCTTTTACCTCGCTTTCTTCTAAAAGTTCAGGCTTATTTTTGAAAATTACATCAAGTTTCATTGTATTGAGTTTTGAATGTGATTAGATTAGACTAAAAGGGTAGCGAATCGTCTTCGACCTCTGGATTAGGTCGGGGCGGCATTTCGGCAGATTTTGGTAAGTCATTAACGGGTGTCATAGGCTTACCGCTTTGTGATTTTGGCGTTGCGTTACCTTCGAGCTTCCAAGCGTTTAGGTTGTTGAAAAAATTAGTTTTACCGTCCTTAGAAAACTCTTTGCCTTGAATGTCAAAGTGTACGGTTACTTCTTCTCCAATAGTGTAACTATCGAGCAAGTCACAACGCTCTTTAATCGCTTGAAATTGAATTTTTTGGGGATATTCGCCAGCTACTTCAAGCACGAAATTGCGCTTTGAAAAGTTTTCATTTACTTGCTCTGTTGGAAAAATGCGGTACAATGTACCTTGTAATTTGAAACTCATGATGTTTTTAGATTGTAAATTTAGGGAAAAGGGTTTGATTTGCGTGTAGGTTGATGCGTCCGTCTAGTGTGTAAGTCTCTATAACGCCATTGCTAAATTCTACTTCAATATTAAAGCAGTCTAGCAAGGCTTCTTCATTAGGAAGGACGGTTTTCACAACACCGCTCCCGTAAATCAAACAATCCACTTCAAGCCCTTCGGTAAAGGGAATGTTTAGGAGTTTGAGGGTTGGCTTGTATTGAAGTCCAAAATTACCATCTCTCCAATAATGCAATATTGCACCTCTTTCAGATTTAATATTAATAGCTAAATCGTCTTCATAATCAAAGCTATCAATTACGCCATTACCTTGTATAGCACATACGGTACGCATACCTACTTCTAATTTAATTTTGCTCATTTGATTTGCTGTTTTGATTTGTACGTATCAAGCCTGTATTGAGTATCTCGACACGTTTGATTAATGATAGATAAACGCTTTTGTTCTCGCATGAGAAAAACAGCGTCTTGTTCTGTTTTGATTTCGGACTGTAAAAGATTTGTCCACTTTTCGCCAATAACTCGCATTTGCTTAGAGTTTTTTAGCTGTCGTATTAGTTGTAATTCGTGCCAAGTCATAAGCTAAACGGTTAAATATTTATCAATATAGTCCCGTGCCTGTTTTACCATCTCTATAATTAAGTTTGCGTCATCTTCATTATAAAACACTTCAAAACGCTTTGCACGGTATTTTATATCCGTTGCCTCGATTAGCTTATTTTCATATCTTAACCCTTCTAATATATTGGCGTGCTTATCACTAAAACTAATAGTATCGCCGTCATCATGGGTTAATTTAGCTATGTAATAAGCTTCTGAATCTAAAAGCTCATCAGGCATTGGCATAAGCGTATAATTTACACCAGCACTTTCAATTGGTAAACCGTTTGCACGTAGAATGATAATGTAGCCTAGTAACTGCCAATAGTAGTTTGTATTTGGTAGTGTTTTGGCAAACAAGGGGAACGTTTTATAAGTAAAGCTATTTTTGATGTCCTCTACTGTTGTAGCTGTGATAACATCAGGTTCGCCTTCAATGTACTCAGTAAAGAATCGCTCCGTATTTTTTTGCGCCCCAAAGAAGCCCCAAAGGTAACAAGATGCGTATTCAATAGCGTCTTTCTCTTGTAGGTTGCCCTTGTAGGTCTGCTTACTTACAAAGTCTTTTTTGTGACCATAAACACGCTGTTTACACCACTCCTCTAAATAGGTAATCGCAGTTTTACTAAGTGGTGGAATATCGGGAAGTTTTTTAAACTCTTCAAGTTCCGCTTTCACCTTCTCTATCTTTTCGAGCTTATTTGTGTGTGATTTACTACCAACTGTAAGCGTTTGCAGTTTGCCGTTTTCAATGATTAGCGTAGCTTCGTGCTCTCTAATCTTTTGAGCTTTTGATTTGCCAGTTGTTCCCGTCATTAGTTGTCCAATAGCTGAACAACTAATGCGAAAATCTTTGCCGCTATATAACTTTTCCATTAGTTAGCGTGTGAATTTGTACCGATTTCGGAACGGAAAAAAGCCTCCATATCATCGGTTAATTGAAACGATTTTTTTATGGTTGTAATAATGTCGTCAGCACTAAGACCGTTTTTATTTATGCGTGCCGCTTTTAGGTAGTCGTTATACGTATTAGTGTCGATTTCAAGGAACGGTTTTTCTTTTATTGGCTTGTGTTCAATGACTGTTTTTGTGCCTTCTGCTGCTTCTGTATTGCCCTGTATTGCGGGGATTTCGTCTTCGTTGTAGAAGTTGTGCAATGAAGCAAAAGCAGACCGTAGGGCGTGACTTTCAACCGCTTTATTAATCATGGTAAAAGGCATTGTTTTAGCCATGTGACCATTCATGTATTCATTAGTCGCAATAGTAGCAGTCCAACCACAACGGACACCACCTACATTTTTATAAATTGTAAGTGTTGCAGATTTTGGGAACGTACCTTTTGGATAGTCCGCAATAGTCTTATAAGTGCCATCTGCTTGTTTATCATACATTACCTCGTCTTTACCAGCATATAAGCCTGTTTTTTCAGCTAATGCACGAAAGCCGCCTATTGATACGATATTGAAATATTTACCGCCGTAGCAAAGTAAATAGATTTCTTTTTTAGTTGCACTAAGCCCCGTTTCTTTACAGACAGCGGCAAAAATTTGAACCTGTGCGGCGGGTGTGCCAGCGGGAATAATTGAGGCTGCAACTAGGTCGTTATAGCTTATGCCGTTAATGGCAAGGGTTGCTAATTCTTTTGACATGATATTTTTATTTATTGGTTATGGAAAATTGTGTACTTTTTTGAGATGATTTTGGCATTTAGTAACGACCTATCTACTTCAAACTCCGTAGCGTGACGGTGTATGTAGAAAGTGCTTTTATCGTGCATTTTTACGAGCCAAATAATATGCTTAGAAATAGCTCGAATAAGATAGGCTCTTTTCTTATTTTGAATTGATTGGTCAAGCTCTGAACAAGCCTCAATCAATTTGCCTTGAATTACTAGCAAGCTGTTTACTTTTGCCGCTAGTCGTTCTGTTGTTAGGTAATTTACGTTTGACATGACTTTTTGATTTGATTTGAATACGCTGCAAAGTTACAAACTTTGTTTTAATTCGCAAACATTGCAGCGTTTATTTTTGGATTATTTTTTTTGATACTAGCTGCAAGGTTTTCATCTCATTTGCCCAAAGCCTTATTTCAAGCTTACCCCGTGTGCCGTCTTTTTTGATAGGGTTAATAAAATAGTAAGACACTGCACTACCAACTTCTATTTTAGAGATTATACCTACACACTCAAAACCTTTATCTAAAAAGCTGATAGTATCGCCAATATCTATGCCTTGATTAGTTGCGATAAATTCCGCTTTTAGTATCTCGTTTTGTGCGGCTTGGTTTTCTTTAAGTAAAGCTGATAATTCCGCTTCCTGTGCTTTTAATTCTTGTAGTGTCATGGCTTATTTTTGGCGGTTAATAATTGCAGCTTGGATTGTGTCGTTTTCGCTTTCGTAGGCAGCGGGGTTAATATCGACATCGTGGTCAATATATACAGCATCTTCATTCATTTCGTACAACTTAATCATTGCGTCTTCTAATGAATTAGCTTGTACTTCAAAAACATCGTTTTCGATACCTACGGAATACTCGATTGAAAAATTGTGTATCATGGGTTGTTTGCGGTTAATGGTTATTTAGAGATATGGTTTAGATAATTAACGCCTAATCCTTTTGCATCATATTGGCGACCGAAGTTAGTTGCGGTAATTCTTTTGCCCTCAAATGTAGGATAAAAGAAAACTCTTGAAGTGCCTAATTTAGTGACACGGTTGATAACGATTTCTTTACCGTTCTTTTTCACTGTAAGTACTGCGATTGGTTCTGAGAAGTTTGACATGACGTATAAAATTTGATGTGTTGAATAATTGTGTTGCACTTGATTGCGTTGCAAAGGTACGTCTTTTGTTTTAATCTGCAAACATTTTACAATCTTTTTTCAAATTATTTTTACAGCGAAAAATGAAACGCTTTGTTTTCAGCGAGTTACAACAAAAATAAAATTATTTTCAATGATATATTTTTTATATCAAATTAAGTGCGTATCTTTGTGCGGCAATATTGCAATTAATGAATCACTTTGATTTACCATGAATAAAGAACGCATTGAAAAAATAATAGCCTTCGTAAGTCAATTAGACGAAAATCAATTTGAAGGCGGTATGGGTATAATCGGAAATTATGATAAACCCGATATGATAGCTTGTGCTATCGGTTGGCTACCTAAGATTTTTCCCGACGACTACTATTATCATAACGCTACATTTGAGTGTTTTAGTTATTGGACAACTTGCGCCCGTAAAGAAGGAATTGAGTTATTCTTAGACATCCCTAAGTCACATGCAAATCATTTATTCGGAGTTAGTATTGATAGCGAACTAATACAAAAAGGTATTCAGTACCTAGATAAGGCTAATAAGGAGACTTTTATCAATAACATGAACAAGTATTTATTACTTCAAAACCAATAAGGCCCATGTCAAAACAAATTAACCTATCCCTCGCAAAGTCGGGCGATGTTGCTGTGCTAAGGAACGGCGAGAATAAAAAAATAGGAGCATTGCAGCAGATAACAGATGAGTCTATCTATATTAGATTTTACTATAATGTATCATCAAGTCGTTACGAAAAAGACGGTACTAGGCGTCTAGCTTGGATTAGCAAACCTGATGAAGACATTCTCGACATCCTAAGAGAAGGGGTGTCTATTTTTGAACCAAAATAAACCAAAACCAACCACATGAAAATTAGGATTACGCTCGAAGCGTCTGAAAAAACAAGCTCTGAAACTGTTGATATTGCAGACTTGGGCTATACTGAAAATGAATGGGATTTGCTACCTGATAACCAAAAGCAAAATGCATTACAAGAATACGTCCTTAATCTTAAAAGTCAGCCGTTTTGGGTACTAGACAGCTTTGAAGAATAACCAGCCGAAAGGCGTAAATCAAATAAAATGAAAGGCGATAAAATAAAAGAACTAATACAAGCTAGTGAGCTTCCTAATATCCTCAAATTAAAATCATGTGGATTTATCGACTATGCAAGTGAGCAAAGAGAAAAAGAGTTAAAAGATATTAAACTAATTACAGAAGTATCAGGCGTTAAGTCAGTGTCTGAAATTATACTATCATTTGAAGATGTAAAAATCTATACAGTAAATGGAAAAGATAAATGGGATATTAAATACCCTTATCGAATTATTTACAAGCAGAATGATGTTTGGTTAAGTTGCAATATAGTCTCTCCAAACTTAGATACCGCTATGCTTTACTATTTAGAGCATAAATACTTAGGTTTAAATGGACACTTTGTAGGATTTGCTACTAAGATGCTTGAAATGCCAGATATAGAGTAGCCACAAAAACCAAAACGCCCACCTCGAAAGAAGCGGGCGTTATTTATTTGCGGTTACTTGAAATTATCCAAAACATACGGCATGACAAAGCTAGACAACTCTCGATTGTGTACTAATATGTCATTGAATGCTATCCTTTCGCCTTGTGTTGGCTTAAAATGGTTTTTGAACATGTTTATATAGTCGTACTTAAAATAATCAAATACAGCCGTCATAAGCT